GCCTGCGAGGCCGACATTGACCATCATGGCCTCGGGCGGGAGGCCGATGGCGAAGGCGACATCCGAGCGGAGGGCGCGCATGACGGCTTCGTAGGTCTGGCCGGGAATGTCGTTTTTGAATGCTTCGAGTTTTTCGCCGGGCTTGAGGCGTGGGAGGAGGATGCCGTTCGGGAGGTCGCTAGTGGTCAGGTCGCCGACTTCGTTGCTGGTCGTTTTCATGCCAGCGCCGAGTCCGATTTTGGCGACTTCGGTGGATGTCACCATGTAGCCGATCTGTGCGCCGGCCTTATACGCGCCCTTCACATATGCGTTAATTTCGGAGATGTCGCGGAGGTTGGCGGCGGCAGAGTGAAACCACGAGACGCCACGGGGTTGGCCTTGGCGGCGGATGTGGCGGAAATGGAGGATGTCTTCGGCTGGGACGCGGAGGCCGTCTTCGCTGTTCAGCGTGTAGGCGGTCGGCGCGCCGTAGCGGTCGAGGATGACGCCATCGTGCGAATCGCTCGCGAAGGATCCGGCACCGCCGATGGACTCGCCGCCGAGGAAACGGACGCGGGCCGCGCCTTCTTTGGTTTTCAAAAATTGCGCGAAGAAGTCGCCGTCGATGGCGACTTGGCGCAGGATGAGACTTTGGGCGGTATAAAAATTTACCTGTGCGCCAGCGTCGAATGCCCATGCCTCGGCGCAGTTTCGATCTTCAAAATACTGATCGACCTTTTTGTTCCATTCGGTGTTCGAGGTTTTGGGTTGAACGACGATGCCGGTGCCGATCGCGCGCTGGGCGAGGTGCTCAACGATGTAGGTGGCCTGCGGTGCGTTGTTGTAGAGCCAGCGCGAAACTTTAAGAATTTCAAGGCGGCTGTGCGCGGTGAGTTCGCGTTTCGGGTCGGTCGTCGGAACCCAAATCAAGCCACGATTTAGAGAGGGCTGGGCGGCCTCGAACGCGGCGGCTTTGGCGTCGAGCTTGCGGGGGCGGCCTGCGCCGGGGCGGGTTCCTCCCCAACTTGATTTTTTTGATTTCGCGGACACGCCCGAGGGCGCGTGTCAAATCATCGTGCCGTAGCGGGAGCGGTCAGCGATGTTGAAAAGTTGGCGTCCGTTCGGGCCTTCGGAGAGGATTTCTTCGAGGGCTTGGAGGAGGAGCCACTTCGGGAAACTGACCTGTCCGCTCGATGCGGTGCCGTCGCCGCTGATGGATGTGATCGTGACTTCCTCGGAGGCGGAGAGGAACGCCGCGTCGGCGAGTGCCTGGAGTTCGGCGGTGTTCTTGGTGCGGCGGAGGTAGCTTTTAACGCCGGAGATTTTGTCGAGGTCGGTCACGCCTCGGCGGGCGTGTCAAAGACTAGGATTTAACCACGGAGGACACGGAGGACACAGAGGGGCGGTCAGTTTTTCAAGATGTGCCAGGCGACATGGCAGAGTTTTACGGCGTCCATGTAGTGGTCTTGCGCGACGGATTTCCAAACGAACTCTTGCCCGGTGGCGGTCTTGCGGGGGACGAGGCGCTGGCCGCTCATGCCGCGAAGGAAGTCCTCGGTGGTGTCGCGCGGGATGGCGAGCGGGGGCTTGCCGTTGCGGATGCGGTCGATGAAGAGTTCCGTTTTGATGGCGTGGTCCACGAAGGTGTAGAGCACGACGCCGGGGAAGTCGTCGATGACGGTGCGCCCGATGCGGCTGCCGAAGGTGGCGCCGGAGCCTTTGGCGGCGTGCCAGAATCCAGCGCTGACTTGGCAGGCGGTGTAAACGCGGAAGGTGGCAAAGCCGGAATCCATCAGCCCACACTCGGGGCGGACTTCCTGCCCGCTGGGCGTGCGGTAGATGCGGCGGGGCGAGTCGGCGAGGAGGTCTTCGATGGTGAGCGTGGTGCCGTAGTCGAGGACATAGCTCTGGCCGTTGGCGTCGAAGGCGACCGTGGCCCAGTGCTGTTTGTCCTGGCCGATGTCGGCGCAGGTGACGATGTGCGCTGGCTCAATCGGGCAGGTGCCGCGCGTGTAGTCGCCGCGGAGGCTGAGAATGTTGGCGTCGCCGATGCTGGTCTCGACCTGTTCCCACGGCATGGCCATCGTGCTGTTGGTGAAATCTTGGAGGCCGTTGAGCGTGTCCTTGTCGCGGAGGAATTTCACGGCGAGCGCGCCGAATGTGCAGGAGCGCCACGGCGCATAGAGGGAGTTTAGGTGGAAGCTGCGAAAGCCGCGCTGGGCGCTGGGGTTTGTGGCTTGCCACTTGCCGTCTTGGAGGGCTTCGATTTTCTGGCCGTCGTTCCACTCGCCTCCGCACCGCTGGCAAATGTAGCGCGCGGACTCCTCGACGCGGGCCATGTTCCACTTGCCGGCCACTTTCGCGTCGGTGTCCCACTTGACCTGCTCCCACAAAAGCTCGATGCGCTCGTGGCAATGCGGGCACTCGAGCATGAATTTCTCCTGCGTGCCTTTCTGGTATTCCTGCCATATTGCGCCGTCCGGCGTGGTGGGTGTGCTGGTCTTGACGCGAAGCGCGCCGACGAAGGACTTGGTGCGGTTCTCTGCGAGAAAAAGCGCGGAGGTTTCTTGGTCGGTCTCGCGGGCGAATTTGTCCACCTCGTCCATGAGCAGGAGTCCGGCGGGGCGGCTGGCAAGGTTCGCCGGGGAGTTGCTGCCGACGAAGACGAGCGAGCACCGCGAAAAATGCTGCTCGAGGTTTTTGAATCGGTGCCGGTCTGCGGGCTTCTGGGCGGCGAGCGTGGCGCTGTCGTCAAAGAGCGGGAGCCAACGCGTCTCGGAGAACGATCGGGCGAGGCCTTCGGTGGGCATGACCCACACGACGGGCTGCGGCTTGTTGACGATGCGCCAGGCGGTGCCTGCTTGCACCATCGTCGTCTTGCCGGTTTGCGTTCCAAAGACCAGCACGAGGTCGGAAACATCGACATCGCCGAAGCACTCGAGCGGCTCGCGGAGGTAGGGCGTGAGGCGGGTGCTGAAGTTGCCGGGCATCTGCGTCTGCCGCTCGCTCAAGATTACTTCGTCAGCGCACCACTCGATGACGCTGCGCCGGTCAATCGGCGCGTAGATCGAGCGGAGGTGTTCGCGTAGGGCTTCGGCGGCGGGGGTCATGGTTTGAGCCACTGATCAATCACGGCGCGGGCGACTTGCTCTGTCATCTTTGGCGGGACGCTCATGCCGATCATGTATTTGCCGATCTTGTCGGTCTTGGCTTCGTAATCGTCGGGGAAACTACCGAGGCGTTTCCATTCGCGGAATGTGAGGGTTCGGCATTCATCCCAATGCTTGAACATGTCGGTAGCAGTTAGCGAATTACTTGGCTGACACGGATGTAATTTTATGTGGTTCCAAAGTTTGCTTTTTATGCCAGCGCGAAACACCGCATCAGAATAATCTTCACCTGGCTTTGTTAATGGCCACCATGTTTTGTCTGTGTTTGATTTAAGTAAATTTTCAGACAGTTCCGAATCGCTCAACGCCTGCAAATCATTCGTCGCCTCGCCTGCTGAAATCCATTGATGCTTGGGCGCAAGTTTCAAAATCGGCTTGGCAATGTCATTTCGAAGAGCGCAGAAAAAAACTCGTTCCCTGCGTTGTGGCACTCCGCAGTCGGCAGCGTTCAAAAGAAAAAGTTGCGGGCGGTATCCGATTTCGCGAAAGCGATCCATGACGAGCTTGGTGTAGCCTTTGGCGTTGCCGAGGATCATGCCTTTCACATTCTCGGCGATGGCAACTTTGGGTTTCAGCCGTTCAACCAAATCGAGGTAGTCGAAAAATAAATCGGAGAGGACTTGGGAGGCTTGGCCTTCGCGGAAGTGCTTCTTTTTTCCCCATGCCTTTTCGCGGCTTCCGGCCATGCTGAATGTGGAGCAAGGCGGGGAGCCGTCGAGGATGTCCAATGCGAAAAGCTCTGGCGGCAAGTCTGCCGTGAGCAAGTCGCGGATGGGGCAAAGGTAGTATTGCGGAGGGTTGATGTTCCGCTTGTAGTGCCATGCCATTTCGGGATCGATGTCGTTGGCGGCGACGATCTGGCAACCGGCGCGCTTGTAGCCCATGGAGCTTCCGCCGCCGCAGGCGAAGGTGGACATGACCTTGATGCCGTTCTGCGGGACGGAGGTGAGGTCAGAGAGATGCCAGGCGTGGGGATTCATTCTGGCTTTTTGGAATCAAATTCAAATCCGCAGCGGGGGCAGCGGTGTTCCATGTTGAAAGAATCGACATCGATTTCTTGCGTGCTGCTTTCTGGAACGATGGACGGGACAGGCTCGGGCGGATTCAGTTTTTCCTCGATCATGTCGGCATCAAAGCCGAGGCAGTCGAAGTCAACATCAAGCTCACGAAGATCGGCCAGCTCGAGCTTCAGCATTTCCTCATCCCACCCGCCGCCGATCTCGGCGAGGCGGTTGTCGGCGAGGATGTAGGCTCGGCGCTGCGTGTCGGTGAGGTGGCCGAGGCGGATGCATGGGACGGTCTCGAGGGCGAGGGATTGAGCGGCGAGCACGCGACCGTGACCGGCGATGATGCCGTTGTCCTTGTCGATGAGGACGGGGTTGGTGAAGCCATATTCGCGGATGCTCCCGGCGAGCTTGGCGACTTGGCTGGCGTCGTGCTTTTTCGCGTTGCGCGCGTAGGGGATGAGGTCGGAGGTTTTGAGGTGTTCGATGGTCATATTGCTTTTCGGATGATGGTCGTGAGGTTGTCGGCCCACTCGGCGAGGGTGGCTTCGATGGTTTTCTGCGGTTGGCCGTGCAGCCGGGTGGCGAGGGTCTTGGGCATGACTTCGAGGAGCTGCTTGGCGGTGATGTGCGGGCGGCTCGTGATGTCGCGCGCTTCGTCGTAGAAAAGGGTGATGGCTTCCTGGCGTTGCCAGTCCTTGAAATCCTTCTCGGCCTTGATGCGGTTGTTCCGGCTGGCGATGTAGATTTGGTTTGCCTTGCGGATGTCTTCGACCGAGCCGCCGTTGCGCTTGCAGATGACGAGTTCGTTGTAACCGACCTTCTCGGCAAGGCGGGCGCGGCGGAGGGATTGGCGCGGCGTGTTGTCCTCGTCGTCCGGCTCGGGTGCGCTGTCGTGAACCGGCGGTGGTGGAGGAACTGGCAGAGGCTCGGCAGGCTCTGACACTCTCGGAGGTTCGGCGACCTTTGAGAGTTTCGGCGGAGGTGGCGGTGTGCCGCGTTGCCCACGCTTGGCGCGCGGCGGTGCGTTCGATTCACGCCACGCTTGGGCGGCGTCCACGCTGGTCGTGGGCATGCCTTTCTTGACGAGGCGGGAGACGACCGACTTGTCGATGTTTAACGCGTTGCTTAATTCCGTGATTCCCACGGACAATGCAACGATGTCAAACTATGCAACGCTCAGGAAAGCAACGAGCGACTGGCAAACTGCGATGGTTGAACCATTTCGGTAGGGTTCCCATGCCGCCCCCCTCATGTTGGCTCGGCGAGCTTGGCGTTGATGCGTTCGATCCATTTGTCGTCCTGCTTTGGTTTCTTTTTCTTCTTCAATGGTTTGCGCTTGGGTTTGGATAGCCATGGGAATTTGGTTTCGTGCGCCTGTTCTAGTGTGACGAACCGATGCCCGGCTTTGCATAGCCTGCGCCTGTATCCGGAGCGGGTGGCGATGACTCGGGTGTCGGTGCCGCAGGTCGGGCAGGTCACGCGAGGAGTTGGCGGATCCGTGCGGCTGTCGCCTCCATAGGCGTGAGGAGTTCAAGGGCGCGGGTGAGCCGGTCGCGGTCCCACTTGCCGATATCGTCGCTCATCTTCCTCTCCCAGAGTTGGAACTTCTGACTCAGCCCCTCGATCGTCACGATCGCTGTGGTTTTGTCCGTAGGATTCAGCGTGGGCTTTTCGGCCGGCAATGACAGCCCGAGGTCCAGCTCGAGTTGGAGTTCCGTGTCCGCCATAAACTCCGCGCCCCACCGCTTGGTCGCATAGTCTCGGGATTGAGCCAGCCACTTGGATGCGGCGTGCTTGCAGGTCAATATGTCCTTATGGATCGCCATCCACTCCTCGCGGGTGGCGTCTGGGTTGATGGTCACGCCGCTGAGGGTGTATGTCTTTTGGTCGATGAGTTGTGTCATGGTGTTGTGGTTTTGAGTGATGCTCTGTATCTGGCAATGGCTGCCGACTTGGCAGCCGTGTGTGGATCCGTGGCTTTCGCCCGGAAGGTTTCTCTGGAGGAGTTTCGTTTGCGGAACTTCGTGCAGTCGAATGTGTCGCGCTTGCCGCTGAGGACATCGCGCACGCCGACCGTGTAATGGCTCACAAGCGCCCTGGTGACGCCCAACTCCCGCGCCACCTGCGCCTGGGACATTTTGCCGTTGAGTTGGTCGAGGCCAGCCGCGAACGCGATGGCGTTCGCCATGACCGGCAGGTTGTTGGTCTCGAGCAATAGCCCGACGACTTTGCCAAGTGTCAACGCCTGCTGACGAACCTCGGCGGCTTGGAGCATGGCGATGACCTTGCGGGCCACGGCCGGCGTCGTGCCGAGTTCGTCGGCGAGGGTGTCCTCGGGCGTGTCGAGGTCGTAGTCTGGCATATAGGCAGGTTCGCCGTTCCTTGCGGTGAATGTGTTATTCATGAGAGTGTCCAAAGTTAAATCCTGACCGCAGGCGTGCGGCCTCGATCTTCCGGCGCTCGGGGGTCTTACTCCAAAATCGATCGCAGGCGGCGGACATCTCCTCGAGCATGTTGGCCAGCCAGGCCTCGCGGAACTCCCGATAGCCCATGGTCATTTGGATAATCTTGCCGCGCCCTCCGAATTTCGGCTTTTTGCGTTTGCTCATGGCTGGGTGATTTCGATGGTGGTCATTTCGAGGGTTTTCTTGGTGACTTTCTCCTGGCGGAATTGGAGTTCGACGCTCGCCGGGTCGTCGTCCGGGATGAGGGCGGCGTATCGGAGCTGGTCGATGAGAGGTTTGCAGCCGCCTGCGAAATTGTCGGCGTCGAGGAGTCGGCAGGCGTGGCGCGTAATGCGGAGAGTAACGCGGCCCGGGCGAGTTGTTTTTCGCGGTGGCTGGCAGTCCAGTGTTTGCCGAAGAGCCGGTTGAGGCTTGGGGTCAGGTAGCCGGGCAGGTGAAGGGTGATGACCGGCTCTGGAGAAGGAGCCGTCGGGTTGCAGTGTGTATCCAAGGGATTCAAGGTCGTGTTGGGTGAAGGGTGGCATAGGTTTCTTTTTTCAGCCGGGTCAGGGTGGCGGAAAGGGTGCGGCGGTTTTTTGCGGAGACGGCCAAGGGAGTTGCATGCAGGTAGTTCTCAAAGGCACTGCGTGTCACAATGACCAGCACGGCGCCATGATCTCCCGCGGCTTCGAGGTAGGGTTGGAGAGTTGCGCGCTGTGCGTCGGTGAATGGGAACGGCCGGCCAAGTTCGAGGGGGTTCACGGTGGTGATTTCCACGCCGTGCGCGCGTTGGAGTTCTTGCCAGGGATGTTTGATTTCCAGCGCGGTCATAATGTGGCAGCGATGAAAAGCGGACTGACAGTTCTCAGGTTGCCCAGAGGGTGGTGCGTAGCACCCCTGGGAACTGACTGGTCGCATCGGTTTTGAGTGGTTCCTTTCCCTATAGGGGGGGGAACTGGTCGCGTTTTAGCGGGTAAATGTTTCGTCATCATTGGTTTTGAGTGGTTCCCGAGGCTTTCACGAAAATTTGGCTGTTTCTGGGTCCGTTTTTTACCGTTACAAGGCCCTTGCTGAGGGCGGAATTTGTGAGGTTCGACCAGTTGGATTTTTTCCCGCAAAGTCCCTGCTCACTTGCTGCCTCGAACCATTGGTTTGAGCTGAAGCCGTCCACAGGGAGAAGTGCCACCATCTCGGTCAGGTCATAGGATTTCCCGCCTGCTTTGATGTCGTCTCGTGCCTTCCAGAGGGGGAAATCAAACTCCACTACGCGAGGCTCTGGGCTGGCCATGTTCCGGAGTGTGGCCTCGAAGGTGTAGAGGTTCTTTTCGTCCTTGATCTTTGAAAGGGTCATGATGCTGTCGGGGTCACGGGCGATGACACCGGACCCGCTGATGCGGTCGATCTGAGCCTTGCCTGCGGAGTCGCCTTTGGCGAAATGGGAGGAGATGAAGATCGCCGCATGGAGGTTTTCGGCGAATCGCTCCATGCTCTCGAGCACGGCGGCCATGTCTGTGGCGCTGTTCTCCTCCTTCCCGCCGTAGGATTTGTAGAGGGGGTCCACTACGATTCCCGCGAGCTTCATGCCGGGCATCTTGCGGAACCTCTCCTCGGCAACTTCACAGATGCGCTCGATGTCGTAGCACTTGCCTCGAAGGTTCCAACCGATGAAGAGCGGCGGCACCTTGGCCCGTCCGGCGCCATCCACCAGCCCGAGAGCTTGGCTGATCTGCTTGATCCGCCGGGCGAAGGCCCACGGGCGAAGCTCGAAGTTGCAGTAGAGCACGACGCCCTGCACGGTTCTGTGACCGAGGAAGGGAATTCCCGCAGAGATGCACAGGGCTTGTTGCATCATCCACCATGTCTTGCCCGCCTTGGATTCTGCCCCGAGCATCACCTTGTCGCCCTTGTGAATGAGGGCATTTTTTCTGATGTCTGACGGGTCATTGCCCCCTACGAGAAGCGGCGGCTCGTCTGGCATGTTAGCCAGGATATCGTCGAAAAACTCGAAGGGCGGCAGCGGTGTGGCAGCTGGTTCCTCCGGGGTCTCTTGCGGCTTTTCGGCGGTGGGTTTGATGAAGGATTCCAGCAAAGCGCCCGCCCGGCGTTTGCCATCCATGTGGTCGTGTTGTTTTAGGGTTGCCATAAAAGGACTTCTTGTTTGCGGCCATCGCGTTGACCGGCTGGGAGGCGCGCGAACTGGCTGCGTAGCCAGAGGCGGTCGTCTGCCCCGAGTTTTGTTGCGTGTGAAAAAAAGATGAAATCTGCGTGGGCATCGCCCGAGGTTTTCCAATAGGCGTGGAGGCTCTTACCGGCGCTATCGACGATGAGCGCCAGCTTGTGGGTGCCACGGGCCTCGAGGGCGCGGATTCTGGCCATCTGCTGGGGTTTGCCTGCGTGATCGAATTCCGTGACAAGGTAGGCCCGTTCGCCCGTGTTGCTTTCGGCATGGAAGGACTCGGCGCCATCTTCCTTACGGGGGCCGGTGGGCGAGGTCATCGGGGATGGCACGAGGAACTGCATGCCTGCCAAAAGCCCACGCCATTGGGAAAGTGGGCGGGTATCCATGGCAAAGGCGGTTGCGCCAATGCACAGGAGAGGGTCGCCGGGGAACATCCTATCGAGGAAATCCTCGGGCGAGCTGTGCGGGTATGGAGGGTAAGGGACCGGCACGGGGTAGGCATCCACCTCGGCGATGAGTTCCGGCATGGGGGCGGGGAAGCGCGGGCCTTGGGGCTTTACCTCTCCCGAGTAGGCGCAGGCCACGGCGGAACGGATTTCCCGCTCCGGTGCCCGGCGAGCCATCTTTCCGGCAGCGTAGGCTTTGCAAAGGAGTTCCGCTTGCTCTGCGGGCATTCCGGCCTCCTTGGACAGGATGGCAATCTTGAAAATCGCCTTGTGCAAGGACATGGTAGCAGACTCCTTTTTGCGGAGCCATGCGCGGAGATTGGTAGCGAGGGCGTCGTTATTTCCCATAAGCCTCCATGAGATGCGCCTCGCACTCGACGGGCAGGGTGGGCATCCACGCCGGCGGGGTGGACATGATTCGGCGGATTTCCGCTATCGCCTCGGCAGCGGTCTCGCTCGGCACTTCTGCCACGATCTCATCGTGGACATGGAGCACGACGGGGTAGCCTGCCGCTTCGATCTTGAGGACCATGCCCGCCATGACATCGCGGGCGGTGGCTTGGATGAGGTTTTCCACAAGCTTGCCGCCGTAGAATTTCGTTGGGGGCTTGGCTTTTACGGCGCAGGCTTGGCCATCTGCGGGGTTGAAATACCGCATCGCCCGTCCGGCTTCGGTCTTCACCACCCACACTTTGCCCTTGGCTTGGCGGAAAGCCCGCTGCATCCGCTCCCATAGGCTTGTGATCTTGGGGTTTGTGGCGCGAAATTCTGCCACGATCCGCTCGGAATCTTCTGGGGATATGTCCAGACCGGCCATGATCTTGGCCACTGCGACGAATTTCTCAGCCCCGCACGAGTAGCCCAGCCCGAGGGTGCGGGCCTTGGCGAGCGCCCGCATGCCCTTGTCCACTTCCTTCAGCGGGAGGGGGTCTGAGTATCCCATCGTTGCCCTGGCGTGGGCTTCGTAGAGGTCAGCGCCAGAACGCAGGAAAGTCAGCATGTCCTCATCGCCCGAGATCACTGCCATGCAGCGGGGTTCGATCTGTGAGAGATCGGAGACCACAAAAACATTCCCCGGCGCTGGCACGAGGAGCGCCCGCAGGTCGATCCCGCCTTCGGTGTCCTTGGAGTTGAGGTTTTGGAGGTTCAGCCCATCGGACCCGCTCCACCGGCCGGTGATGGCAGCGCCGTAGTAGCGCAGGCCGTAGTGCAAACGGCCTTGGCGGTCAGTGCGCACCAGCATGGCCCCGATCACCTCACGGGTGCGGTTGAGCTTCCGCCAGCGGTTCAGCCCACGCACCCAAGGCACACGGGCCTCGTGTTCATCGAGCCATGCCTGCCAAGCCGGGTTCTTCTCGGCTGTGGTCGTCGGGCGGGGAAGGCCAAGGCGGTCACATTCGAGGAAAAGCTCATTGCGGGAGGTCGGGGGGAGGCCGCGAGCCACCCAGGGGATTGTGCACTCCGTCTGCGCGAGTTGCACCCCCAGCCCCGCCACCGCCTGCCGTGCTGCCGAGGTATCAAAGCCGATTCCTCGGGCACCCATCAGGCGGGTGTGGCGAGAGAGTTCCTTCTCCGACTCCGGCCAGCGCACGGCGAACTTCTGCCAGAGTCGCAAGCACAGGCGGGCATCTTGCAAGGCGTAGTCGTTTAGCTCGCCCGCCGATGGGGCGAAGAGATCAGCCACGCCGGAGCGATCCCGCACCGACTTGTCCACCTCGATGCCGAATGCCTCCTTGCAGGCTCCCTTGAGATCGCGGGGGTATTGCAGGTAGGCCATGAGGTCCGCCGTGCAGTCCCACACCTTGGCAGGCTCCACGCGCAAAGCCCGGCAGACCTCGGCATCGAATCCCACATTGTGGGAAACCCAGCGGTCATATCCTCGAGCTTTCGCCCAAGGAGCTTGTGCTGGGTGTCCCACCCACTCCCATCCGTCTGAACCACAGAATGCCACGAGATAGGCGTTGAATCGTGGGTCGTTGCAGTAGGCCCATGCCCCCATGTCGGCAACGGTGTAGTCGCGGGACCAGTCAGTCTCGAAATCGACGGCAAGGGTCATTGCGCGTCTCCCTCAACAAATGATGGCACAAACTGGAAAGCGTGGGATCGGGAGTGGCACGCAGAGCAAAGCGCGACCAATTCAAACAACAACTCGTTGCCCACATTTGCGTAAGTGAGGTGGTGAACTTCCGTCGCAGGATTTTCCGCACACCCTTCGCAAAGGTTTTTGGCCCGAGCTAAAACTTTTGCGCGTTTATTTTTCCACGCTTGGGAGTTGAGATAATAACGATACTTTTTTCTTCTCTCTTGTCTGGCCGCTTCATCGACTCGCTTTTGGGCATCTCTCCAAGCAGTAATTAGTGATTCACGCCAAACGCCCACATAGAGGGTTTTAATATCTTGTTTTTTCCAGACTTTGGTTGACTTGCCGCAAATCTGGCATTGTTGAACATAAGTTTTTGCCCCGTTGGCGAGAACTCGCTGAACGATGCCGCCAGATTCACATGAATGCTGCCATTCCTTCCAACTCTGGGGATTGTTGCCTTGCAGCCAAATCTCCAACGGGGTCATCGTATCATCGGCATCAATCCCCGCCTCGTATTCATCGTAATCCTCAAATCCAGCCTCGCGGGCTTCCGCGTCCATCCGCTCAGCCTCTTTTTCCATCTCTTCAAGCTGGTGTGCTTTAGTTGCCCCCATAGCAACCCTCCTTAAAAAGATCAGCCACGGCGCACTCATCGCCCTCGCTGGCGAGGGCTTCGAGTTGTTCACAGCGACCGTGTTCTGGGCATCCGCAGGACGGGCAGAGGAGTTCGCCGAACCGGATAGGCCATTGGCGGTGGTGGGCTTTGTTGCCGCACTCTTTGCAGGTCATCATAGCGCGATCCTCCTCGGGTCGAATGCCTTGGTTTTGCGCCAGAGCACGCAGGCGGCTTTGAATGCCTCCCACTCCCCTGGTAGATCGTCATGCTTGCAGACCTCCATGCGCCCCGGCTCCGTGGTGGAGATGAAGATGTTGGCCGCGGTCACCTTCGGCAGCATCGCCTCGCCCCAGTGGGCGACTGCGTAGGCCGCGAGTTGCATGCCTTGGCCGTCGTAGGTGGTCACCTTCTCGCCGGGCTTCGTCTTGCGGGTCTTGTAGTCGAGAATGACGAGTTGGCCCTGTTTGCCCTTGGCCAGAACATCACACCGCCCCGCATAGCCCTCGCCGGCATTCACAAGCGTGATCTCTCGGTGCGTGAAGGTCAGCCCCTTCTCAGCCTTCCACGCCAAGGTAGGCTGAACATAGGCGAGCAAATCCTCATCGGGATTCTCGCCCTCAAAGACTTTCTCCAGAGCGTCATGAATGCGGGAACCGAAATCCGCAGCATCAACCACTTGATCAAAAGCGGACTCAATGATGCGGTCGGTGAAATATTCCTCGCTCTCCTTGCCGTCCGGTGGGGTCTTGAATGCAGCCTTTGCCACCTGTTGGAGTTTCCAAGTGTCCAAGCCGGGCTTGGCAATCACATTCAGAATGTTGGTCACAGAAGGGAAAAGCCCCATCTTGCGAGCGTCCGCGACGGTAGCGTTGCGCAGCTCCCCGCCCTTTGCCTTCGGGACTTGGTGACAAGGCGCCCCCTCCAGTGTATACCAATGCGAGCCTTGGGACTTTTGTTTTGTGTCGGATAAAATAGCCATAAAATAGGTCGAGAGGTTAGGGAGCCAGTGAGCGCGCCAACGCTCACCGGCCCCCGGTTAATCAGAACGGCTCTGCCATATCTTCCTCATCCTCTTCGAGGTCTGGGCTTGCCGTCTTGGGTGCTGCCACAGGCGAGGCTTTGTCAGGGTCCAGCAGATGGGCAAAGGCCGAGAGCTTCGGATTTTTCCCCTGCATCTCCTCCATCACTGGCGAGAGAGCGCCAATGGTGGCGTAGAATTTCCCCGCCGTGCGCTTGCTCTCCTGGTGCGTGACCGTGATCTGGGCGCCCGAGCCGATAAGCTCGCAGTAGTCCCAGCCGTATTTCGGCGGCTCGCCGGTCAGGCTTTGCAGGAACTTGTAGAGGGTCGATTTCTCATGCCCCGAGATTTTCATATCGCGGGTCTTCACGAGGTAATGCTTCCCGTCCTTGCCCTTGAACCCGAAGACAAAGATCGTGATGTCCACTTTTTCGATCACCGTGGGGTCTTCGAATTTTGGACGCTCCACGCCAAAGGTGTCCACGATGTCCACAATCGTGGCCAAGTAGGTTCCCTTTGGTGCGAGTTCCGTGATGCGAGGGCCGAACCCTCCGCCTGTTGTTTCTGGTGCTTTTAGCTGTGCCATTTTATTTTAGTTTTGATTTGCGGCTTTGTGTTGTCCCTGCCCCGGTCGCCGCAGTCCTTGGCAGATTTGTTTGTTGTTTGGTCTGCGTTTTTTGGGATGCGCAGCCCCCCTTGGCCCCTGCGGTCCCCTTGGGACCTAGCGAGGCAAAATCATTCTCGTGAGGGACTCACGGCGGCCGCTTGCCAAAGCAGTTCGAGGGTTGCCCATTCGCAGTGCGTGAAGCATTCGGAGCAGACCGGCCCGAGGTCGTTATCCACCTGCTCGGCTTCGTGTTGGCAGACGGCGCACCTATTCATCGAAGTCCTCAAGGTTCTCGGTGTCCCACTCGCGCCAGCGATCTTTCCGCTCCCGTTCGAGCTTGTTGATCTCGTGCAAACGGCGGATGATGTTGTCCTGCCCTGCCCAGTAAGCGCAGATGATCGAGGCGAGCGTGACGATCGCCAGGGTGATGCCCATGCCGTCGCTCATCGGGCGCCCTCCTCGGGTGGCTCGGGGAGGTGTTGCCAGTTCAAGACCGGCACCAAAACGCGGGCCGCATTCGTGAACCGCCAGACGCCTGCATCTAAAAAGCCGGTCGCCACTTCGTCGTCTGCCGTGTGGATGATGACCTCGATGTCCTCGTCTGGCATCTCAACCGCTGCGGGGTTCCAGCCGCTCATCGCACGACCTCCACCCGGCTCGCAGAGCATCCGTATTCGATTCGGAAAAGCTCCCGAGCTTCCGATTCGGTGAAGGCCAAGAAAGTGTCCCCGACTTTTAGGCGGAGAAAATTAAACCCC